AACCCGCAAGAACCGACATGACCCCTCAACCAAGGACGCTCTTCATGGCCCTGTCCATGCTCGCAAGCATCACGGCAAACGCAACACCGGTCCCCGATAGGTGGCTGGAAGCAGTCCAGCGCGTCGAGACGGGAGGCGAAGCCGACCCCGACGCCGCCCTGGGCGACGGCAAACGGGCCAGGGGCCGGTTCCAGTTCCACAAGGAGGCTTGGTCCGACTGCACCAAGCTCCGCAAGGAACTTGGCCTGCCCACCTACCCGTACTCCAAGGCCCACGACAAGCGCATCGCCACCGAGTACGCCCGCACCTGGCTCACCGCCCTGCGGGAGCGCGTGACGGCGGAGATCGGTCGCCCCGCTATGGCCCACGAGACCTGGCTCGCCTTCAATCTCGGCTTCGCCGGGTTCAAGAAGCATATGTTCCAGACGGCCCTCGTGACCGACGACTTCCGCTACAACAAGGCCATCCAGATCTACAACGAGGTCTACGCCGCCAAGATCCCCCGACGCAAATGAGCGACCTCTACGAGACCATCATCGAGTCGCCCATCCTGCAGTTCCAGGGCCGCAAGGCCGTGTCCTACAGGGGACATATGATGTTCCCCTCCGTGGCCCAGCGTCTCAAGGAGATGCGCCCCGCCGTCGAGGAGATGAACAAGCGTGGCGTCACCCTGCGGAAGGCGGCGATGAAGCTCGGCTACACCCGCCAGACCTTCCGGAAGTACCTCCGCATCTGGGGAATCCGCTGGCGCACCGCCGAGAACCACAGCCACAAGACCATCGACAAGACCGGCTGGCGTGAGGCCATCCTCGCCGGTGCTGAGAAGGGGATGACCCTCCAGCAGATCGGCGAGTCCCTCGACACCGACCTCGTCAACATCCACCGCTACTGCAAGAACAACGGCATCGTGTGGAAGGACATCTGCAAACGCTATGAGAAAACAGACCGATAAGGACCAATGGAAAGGCGGACTCATCGTCCGTCACGAGACCGACGGGTTCGTGCTGAACGCCCAACAGGAAGCCTTCGTCGAGGCGTATGTCGCCAACGGCGGCAACGCCAAGGCGGCGGCTCGTGCCGTCGGCTACGAGGAGACCAACGGCCCGTCCCTCCTCAAGAACCACAAGGTCCGTGAGGCGATCGAGCTGAAGCGGGACACCGACATCAAGACCAGCGGGGCCACCCAGGCGTGGCAGGTGATGCAGTCCCTGCTCACCGACCCCTCCGCTCCGGCCCAGGTCCGATTCCAAGCCGCGCGCTGGACTCTGGAGGCTTCGGGCCACGGCCTCTCCGCCGTAGCCGCCGCCCTTGCCGTCGGCAACCGAGGCAAGAAGGACCTGCAGGATATGTCCGTGTCCGAACTGCAGGAGATCGCCGACAGGGCCAAGGACTGGCTCAACTCGATGAAGACCGTCGTCAAGACGGCGGACGAGTTCAACAAGTCCATCGAACTTCCCCCCAACAACGATGAGCAACAGCAATAAACCGACAGAAACTATGCCGCCCCTGTGGTGGCTATCCCCGTGGACCTTTGCCGTCGAGCAATGGAACGCCCGAGCCAGGTTCTACAGGTACTGGCAGGTCGCCGAGGAACAGCGAGACACCGCCAACGCAGAGGTTGCCGCAAAGACCCTGCGGATCAAGGTGACCGAGCAGAACATCGTCGATACCGCCAATGCGGCGGGATTCGACGAGAGCAAGTCGTGCTATGTCATCGGCAAACAGCCTCAATCCCCGTTCCCGCTGACCTGGCTCGGCGAGGCCGTCGCCTACTGGAAGGGCGAGGCGTACGCCGCCCGCAGGGAGCGTGACAAAGCCAAGGACGACCACAACGCCTTCCAGCGCCAGGTCGAGGTCACGCTGATCAATGGCGGCGCCCCGGTAGCGTACGAGAACACCATCGACCTCGTCGTCTGGGCTGTTGATGAGATCAAGCGCCTCCGCACCGAGCTGAAGGATGCCAAGGCCGACAAGGAGGAAGCCGAGAAGCACCACGCCGAGGAACACAAGGCAAATGTCCTGCTCAACGACGAGGTCATCCGGCTCAAGGACGAGATCTTCTGGTTGAAGCAGAAAGCCAACGCCAAGCCCAAGCGCAAGCCCAGGAAGAAGGGGGGCAAGCGATGAGCGAAGACCCAACCCCATACGGCAGCCACTCCGAGGTGGTCGGCCTCCGGCTCGAACTCGCCAGGGAGCGTGACCGAGCCAACGCCTTCGAGGCCGCGCTCAAGACCGATGTCCTCAAGATCGTCCGGGTCGCCATCATCCAAGCGACCATCGATGCCGATAACGAAATCGCCCGCCTCAAGTCCGAGCTGACTAATTGTAAGTCTGAAGCCGACCGATTGAAGGCCGAGGTCGAGCGTAGCACCGCCCAATACAACAGCATCATCGACCATCAGTTGGCTGTGATTGAAGGCAAACAGGCGGAGATTGACCGCCTCAATACGGAACTGTTCACCTGTTCCTGTGCTAATGCCAATATGAACAAGCATATGAACGAGAACGCCCGCCTCAAGGCCGAGGTCGAGCGGCTCCGTGCCTCGTCCTTCGTGACCGCCGTGCCTGTCGAGGAGTATGAGAAACTCAAGGCCGAGGTCGAGCGGCTAAAATCCGAACTTGCCGATGAAAAGTCTGCTAACAGCAATGTAGAGTGCCGCCAGCAGGATGCACTTCGTGGATTGAGTATGGAGAACTTTAAACTCAAGGCCGAGGTCGAGCGTTCAACCGCTTGGGGTCGTGGTCTTGAGTCCGACCTGTCCCACGCAAGGGTAGAAATCTCGTTCCTTAAGTCAGAGGTGGAACGCCTGTCTGCCGCTGATTCTTACCTTCAAGGGGCAAACGAATACGCATACGAGAAGCGTTGCGACGAGTTGGAGGCCGAGGTCGAGCGGCTCCGCAAGGCCGGGGATTGGATGTGCGGACTGTTGCAGTTTGATTTCGTCACGAAGGAATGGAACGCCGCCAAGGAGGGCAAGCCGAGCGTATGATCTACGAGTTCCGCAACCCGATGCCCGTCGAGACCGACCTGGGGTACGGGATGCTCGTCTATGTCCGGGACGGCGGGACCTTCGCCAATGATGTCTTCGCCGTCGTCCTGGACAAGGACGGCGGTCTGCGCCACTTCAGCTCCGACCAGTTCCGGTTCGTCCGCAACGACACCTTCGGCATCCGCTCGGAGCCGTGATTCCCACGGATTGTAGGATGTTGAGGAAAGGGGAAACGACCCCCCAAATCCCCTTTCCTCAAACAGGGCGAGGAAGGGGTCAAGTCGTTGCAAATCAACGACTTAACTCCGATCCTCATCGAAATCCGGATTTTGGCAAAGTGCCTTCCTCACGCAAAAGCCTATGCGTATCAACGACTTATGGTACGGTGAGGAAGCGAGGAAGCACCATATATAGTACTCTATATGGCATCCTCGGGCTTTGCCCATTGGCTTGTTAAGCCAGGGCATCCCGATAGCCTAATGAGTACGAGCAAACCCCTTCCCGATGTCTTCCCTAACCTTCTCCGTCAACGGCACTCCTCGCCCACAACCCAGACCCAGACTCCAACGAGGCCGAATCGTCTCCACCGCCGACGCTAACGCCAAGCGGTGGATCTGCGCCGTCGAGGCTTCGGCCCGACAGGCACTCCAGGGCAAGGGCAAGGCCACAGGCCCCCTAAAGGTCGAGATGCTGTTCCGGATGCCCACCAAGGACCACAAACGCCACGGCCTGCCGCATACCTTCGTCCCCGACACCGACAACCTAGCCAAGCTCGCCCTCGACTCGATGATGCGGGCCGGTCTCATCGGCGACGACAGGTTCGTGTCGGCCCTCGTCGTCCGCAAGGTCTGGTCCAAGCACGGGGGAGCGGACTTCGTGGTCTCGGAGGATGCGGAGATGCCCCGCCAGTCGGGCGCATTGCCGCCTCCGGAGTGGGTCGGCGGGTTCGGGTGATGCATACCTAGGGTCTGCCCGTCAAAACGCCTCTGAGGGCAAATGCGTGAGAGTTTGGAAAGGGGCGAATCTCGAAAAGGCACAAAAAACCCCGAGTTTCGCAACTCGGGGTCGTTTCGTTCGGATCAGCCGAGGTAGGGCTTCAGTTCCTCGTAGGTGTACCTGCTACCCACGGCCTTGAGGGCGATGGCGACCCGCTCCTTCCAGAGGGCCAGTTCCTCGGGTCGGTCGTCCTCCATCTCGTCCTCCCAGCCCACGAGGGCGTAGCAGGCCAGGTCCTGCACGACGAGGCGCACGGCCTCGGCCTGCTCGGGGGTGAGCGTAATCGATACGGGCTTGTCGCTCATCGGAACTTGCGGGGGTTGAGGGTGTGGCGACGCTTGCCATCGATCCATTGGGCCACCTTCTCCAGCTCCCGGGCGAGGGAGCGGAGACGGGTGACGAGGGCGGGCTTGCGGCCTCGGGGCGGTTTGATGCGTTTGGGCATTGTTGTGTTGGGTTGAGGGGAAATCAGATGTTCCATTCGAGGTTGTTAACCTTGAAGTGATTCTTGGGGTCGG